CCGCTGCAGCCCGGGGGCTACCAGGACGGCATGGTGGGGCTCTCGATCAAGGGCTTCCACAGCATGGTGGGTCCCATCATGTTCAACCCCGACGTGTTCGTCGAGTTCGGCAACGTGCCGAACGCGGCGGCCGTGGGGAACGCGGCCACCCGGCCCTCCACCCCGACCGAGTCGACCGCCCCCACCACCCCGGTGGATGCGCTCAGTCAGTTCGGTGCCGCCGATGCCGGCGACTACTTCTTCAAGGTGGTCGCCGTCAACCGCTTCGGCAAGTCGGCTCCGCTGACCATCACCGGTCCCGTGACGGTGGCGGCCGGCGACAAGGTCACGTTCGGCGTGACCGAAGGTGCCGTCGCCCCGACGGCCTACGAGGTCTACCGGACCCGCAAGAGCGGGGCGGTGGGCACGGCCAAGCTGATGTTCACCACGGCCCGCACCGGTGCCGCGACGACCATCAACGACTTCAACGCGGACCTGCCGGGCACCAGCAAGGCGTTCCTGATCCAGCAGAACGTCGAGTTCTTCGCGTTCAAGCAACTGGCCCCGTTCGTCAAGATCCCGCTGGCCACCATCGACACGTCGATCCGGTGGATGCAGCTCCTGTACGGTGCCCCCACCGTGTACGCGCCGGGCAAGGCCGTCATCTTCAAGAACGTCGGCCGCGCGCCCAGCAGCGTGGGCGGAGGCGGTGCCTAGTAGCTGAGGTAGGTCCCGGTAGCCAGTGGTGAGCCGGCTACCGGGGGCACCTCATCTTGAGGACCCCCACGATGCCGAAACTCCAGCATGAAACCCGCAGGGGCGGGCCAGGGACCGGGGAAATCGTCCTGGTCAATGGGGTGAAGTATGAGCTGGATGCGGCTGGCGTCGTGGAGGTCCCCGAGGAAGCCGCCGCCAAGATGCTGCAGGGGCCGTCTTGGCGATCCCTGGGGCACTGGGCCGGCAAGGAAGCAGTGATGGCGGCGGCGACGCCGCCGGTCACGAATGGGGCGCGACCGGCGCGCACCAAAGAACAGTTGGCGGCAGCCGCCGCCGAAGCCGGCATCGAAGTTTCCAAGCCGGCGGAACCGAAGCCGGAGCCGACTCCAGTTGTGGCCGCGGAGCCGGCCGCAGCGGAGCCGGCCGGTGACGAAGAAGAAATCGAGATCAGCGAAGACATGAGCAAGTCGGAGCTGATGGAGGTCGCCAGGAAGGTGGGGCTGACCGTAGCCCCCAGCATGACCAAGGCGCAGATCATCACCCTGTTGGAACAGCAAGCGACATAGGAGATACCCATGGGCAGAGACACACATCGCGTCGGGGAGCAGGTCGTGAAGACCCCCGAGGGCCAGGTGGAAGACGAGATCCAGAGCGTCAAGATCGTGGTGGGCGGTGCCTCTCACGTCGTGGACCTGGAGACGGTGGGGTTGCTGCGAATGCGCGACAACGCCTACCGGGTCATGATCCACGGTAAGACCGCCGGTGCCGGCGGCTTCGAGGTGGACGAACCCACCATCACGGAGACCGGGTTCACCATCCTGGGCGGTGCCGCCACCGAGGTGGCGCACGTCTTCATCCACGGCAAGATTCGCGACCGGGTACGGTAGGAGGCGGCTGAATGGCCGCAGATGTCTACACCCGGGGCGGGCTCCCGGTTCACCTGAACGGTACGACGGCCGTCGCCACCGTTCAGAAGTGGACCTGGAACAGCGTCAACCCCGACCGGGCCGGGCCGGCGAACTTCATCAGGTTCGCCAACGTCGGCACCGGCCCGCTGACGTTGTCCTTCACCCTGGAGGACGCCACCGCGGGGGTGGGCATCACCCTCGCGGCGGGGGCCGTCGTGGAACTGCCGGCGGAGATCGACGCCTTCTACACGAAGTCGGCCGCGGCGCAGGCATTCGAGGCGGTGTTGTTCATTCGGCGCGGGTAATGAGATGCGCCGGGAGCGAGTATGGCTGTCGCGCGTAACCTCATCGACCGGCGCTACCTGTATCTGGCCGCGAGCCGGAACGGGATCGTCACGAACACCTACCTCCAGGGACCGGGCAGCGTTTTCACCAACAGCAGCCCGTTCATCCTGCCGTTCAACTGCACCCTGATTGCGCTGGCGGCAAGCTGCAACGTCGCCGGCACCTGGACGGCGGAAGTTCACAAGCTGAACGCGCTGGTGGCGGGGGCGACTCTCGCGCTCGTAGCGGCGAACAGCAACTCGCGTAACGACCTCGCCATCGACTTCAACCTGGGTGACGGCATTCAGTTGTTCATGAACGGCACCACCATCGACCGGCCGCACATCCAGGCCGTACTTCGGAGACGGTAGATGGCCAGCCAACTGAAAGTCACCACCACTGGCACCCTGAGCCCGGTCGTGCTGACCGATCTCGGGAGGCGGTCGCTTCCTCACCCGACCACCAGCCTGGACCTCGCCCTGGAGTACACGTTCGACGAACTGCGGCGATCCGCCAGCCTGCAAACCGCCATCACGGCGGGGCACCTCACCGCGGTGGACGAAAACAGCACCCCGATCACGAGCGTCGCCAACCAACTCGACACGGTACCGCAGGTCGAGTTCGACGATCACTCGGCGCGACACCAGCCCGGTGGTGCCGATGCCCTCACGACCGCCACCCCGGTCGAGATCACCGACACGACCAACGGGACAGGCACCGGGACCGCGTTCGTCAGGGATGACCACGCCCATGCCCACGGCAACCGCGGCGGCGGCACCTTGCACGCCGCGGCCACCATCAGCGTGGCTGGCTTCATGTCGTCTGCCGACAAGACGAAGCTGGACAACCTCGGGGCCGAGATCACTGCCATCAAGGCGGTCTGTCGCCTCTCGACCCTGGCCGATGACACCCTGTCGGGGCTGGCCGTGCGGGACGGCGTTACCCCATCGGCTGGCGACCGCGTCCTGGTGAAGGCCCAGACTGCTCCCGCCGCCAACGGCATCTACGCCGCCGCGGCCGGGGCCTGGGCCAGGGCCACCGACATCGACGTAAGTTCCGAGATCAAGTCCGGCATGTTGGTGGTGGTGTCGGAAGGCACCGCCAACGCCAACACCGAGTGGCTGCTGGAGACCGACGACCCCATCACCATCGGCACCACGGGGTTGGCGTTCCGCCGCGTGGACCGCGACAAGGAAGTGGCCACCGTGGCGGCCCTCGCCCTCCTGGATGCTGGCGTCCCAGGGTCCGCGGGCGGCCTGCCCGATGGCAGCACCGTGTGGGTGTCGTCGCGGCGGCGTCCCTACGTCCTGCTGAAATCAAGCAGCTTGGCCGCCAGTGAGGATGTCGTCGTCGGCGTCAACGGCGTGCGCTGGCTGGATTCAGGGCTGTCTCACTGGTCCTGGGGCTTCCAGCACGTCTGGAACGTCAACCCCACACTCGGCAGCAACGACAACGCCGGGACCGGGACGGGCGCGAGCGCGCTCAAGAGTGCGCGCGAATACTACAAGCGGACCCATGGCGTCTTGCGCCAGGCGGACGTAACCGACCCGTCCAACACGTTCACGGTAGAGGTCAGCCTGCCAAGCGACGATCCGGTCGTAATTGGCGATCTCTGCCACGACCAGGGCATCGCCGTTTTCGACCGGATCAACTGCACCCGCACGGTGGTGGCGTCCGGCACGCTGACGGCCGCCACCAACCACAGCCACTCGGCCGGCAGCGGCGGCCAGCAGGCCATCATCACGGACACTGGGCTGGGCGGTGGCTTCGGCCCCCATGTTGGCCGGTACATCCGCATCAAGACCTCCCTGGGCGTCTTCAAGGCGTCCGCCTTCATCGTCGAGACCAGCGGCCCCAACGGGGCGCTCATCGGCATCCCGATGAACAACGACGCCCCCATGGCGGGCAACGCGGGCGAAGTGCTCACGCTGGCGGTGGGCGACACCTACGACATCTTCACCATCGCTGCCATCCCGGGTCTCTACGTGACCCAGCCAGGCCACTTGGTTGACCTGGACCGGCCTTACTTCTTCAACTCGCTGGGCTACACGCAGATCGAGATCGAGCCCACCACCAGCCTGAGCTTCTGGGGTGCCAACTTCGACTCGATCCTGTACGGGGAATCATTCGAGGACTGCAACTTCCAGAACTGCCGCTGGAACACCGGCGGTGGGATTTTCCTGAATGACTGCTTCATCAACGGCGGTGTAGCCGACAACCTGGGCGGCCCCAGCACGGTGACATTGGCGGGCAAAGCGTACGCCCGCAGGTGGACCCTGTTCAACCATGTTGGCGTCTCCTACATCGACACGGTCAACACCCAGGCCCAGGACCAGCAGATTGCGGTCAGGGGCTGCGCGGCGGCCCAGCCGGCCATCCAGGTGACTGGTCGGTCCAACCTGCTGTTCAGCAAGATCATCGGGGACAGCAACCTGGGCAAGGGGCTGGTGTTTGGCTCGCTCGCCCGTGACTGCACGGTAGAGTTGACCATCGGGTTCAACCTGACGGCCGGGGCCGGGCTCAATCAGGTCGAGTTCACGGGCGGGGCTGTCGCCCTGTTTACCGACGTGGATTCGACCGACTTGCGGGATGAGAACGGCAACTGGCTCATCGGGGCGCGCAAACGGAACGTCTCCCAGGTGGACGAATTGACCAATCAGGCGGGTGCCACCTTGGCCCCTGGCATCCTGGTACGCCAGAACGGGACCTCCGGCCAAGTAACCCGGGCGCAGGCCGACACCGTGGCGAACGCCAGCGGGGTGGTCGGGGTGGTGCTCAATAGCGCCGCCAACACGACTCGCGCCTTGGTCGCCCGGGCCGGCCACCTCTGGGTCCAGTTCACGTCCGCCCCGACAGCGGGCGCGATGGCCTACCTGTCGGAGGGCACCGCGGGGCAAGCCACCACCACGGTCCCGCCCGTCAGCGGGACCAACCAGAAGCTGCCCTTGGGGCCGGTGGTCGAGGTCTCCGGGACCATGGGGAAGGTCGCCTTCAACCCGGCCCAGTACCCGGTCCTGTCCAACGGGCTCGACAGTGACCCCGTCCTGAGTCACGGCACCCGCCACAACCCCGGTGGTGCCGACCCCATCACGACGGCCGCCGCCATCGCGCTCAACGCCGACAGTGCCAACGCGGAAGGGGGGGCCGGCAGCGTGGCCCGCTCCGACCACAGCCACGACATCGACACTGCGGGCGGCACCATCAGCACGGTCCAGGCGGGCGACGCCGCAGCCGAGGGGGCCGGCACCGGCCTGGCTCGTAGGGACCATCAGCACGCCGTCGAGACCGCAGCCGCGGTGGCGCTCAACGCCGACAGTACCAACACGGAAGGTGCCGGAACGTCCCTGGCCCGGGCCACGCACACTCACGACATCGACACGGCCGGTGGCACGATTTCCACGGTCCAGGCGGGAGATGCCGCGGCCGAAGGTGCCGGCACCGGCTTGGCTCGCCGCGATCACCAGCACGCGGTCGAAACCGGAGCCGCTGTCGGGCTCAACGCCGACAGCACCAACACGGAAGGGGCGGGGACCGCCCTCGCCAGGGCGGCCCACACTCACGACATCGACACGGCCGGGGGGACCATTTCCACCATCCAGGCCGGGGATGGGGCCGCCGAGGGGGCGGGCACGGGCCTGTCCCGCCGGGACCACCAGCATGCGGTCGAGACGGCCGTTGCCGTTACCTTGTCCGGGACTAACAAAGAGGGGATTTCTACCAGCCTCGCTCGCGCGGACCACGAGCACGCCTTGGCGGATGCGCTTGTCACCTACGCCAAGATCCAGGACGTGTCGGCGGCCAGCAGGTTGCTCGGTCGCGGGTCGGCTGCTGGCGCAGGTGATGTCGAGGAGATCACGCTCGGGACCAACCTGAGCATGGCCGGCACCGTCCTCAACGCGACCGGCGGGGGTGGCGGGTCCGTCGATTGGAAGGACTCGGTGCGGCTTGCTTCTGTTACAGGCGGCAACGTCGATGTGGGGGTTGGCGGGCTGGTTACTGTAGACAGCGTTACGACCGTTGCCGGTGATCGTGTCCTGCTCAAGAACCAGACCGCCCCAGCGGAAAACGGCATCTGGGTTGCGGCGGCTGGCGCATGGAGCCGCGCCACCGACGCCGACGCCAGCGCGGAAGTCACGGCGGGCCTGACGGTCTACGTGGGGGAAGGCACCACAAACGCCGACACCTACTGGGCCCTGACCACGAACGACCCCATCACGCTGGGGACCACTGGCTTGACCTTCGAGGCGCTGGGCCTGCTGGCGACGACCGCCCCGCTGGACGTGGACGCAGGGGCCGCTGCCGTCGGCACCAGCTTGCGCGCGGCTCACGCCGACCACAAGCACGACATCGCGGCCAACGCCATCGGCAACGCCGAACTGCGGGACAGCGCAGGAACGTCGGTCATCGGCAAGTTTGACGCCGGCACCGGCGATCCCGCCGACATCGTGGCCGGCCTGGACAACCGCGTGCTGGCCCGCACGGGCGGCACCCTTGCGTTCCAAGTCGTGACCGGCACCATGTTGGCGACCAACACGGTCGGCAACACCCAGTTGCGCCAGGGCGGTGCCCTCACGGTCGTGGGCCGGTCGGCCAACTCGGTGGGCGACCTCGCGGACATCGCGGCCACGGCCGCTTCCGACCAGGTCTTGCGTGAGTCAGGCAGCGTGCTGGGGTTCGGTACGGTCGCCACGGCCGGTATCGCAGACAACGCCATCACGAACGGGAAGCTGCGCGACTCGGCCGGCATATCGGTCATCGGCAAGGCAACGACCGGGTCGGGAGATCCTGCGGACATCGTCGCAACTGGTGGCGACCTCGTACTCAAGACCAACGCGGCCGGCACCGTCATTTCATGGCGGGCGATAGAGTTCAGCAAGGGCGGGACCGTGTTGAACCCGACCGTGGTGAACGTGATCGCGTGGCGCGCCCCCTTTGCCTGTACCGTCACGAACGTCCGGGGCTACCGGGTGGCCGGCACGGGCGCGACCATCAATGCGCGGCGGAACGGGACGGACAACCACCTGGCCTCGGCCCTCTCCCTCACCTCGGCAGATACCTGGCAGGACGGGGGCGCGGTCCAGAACGCGGCCTACGCGGCCGGGGACAAGCTGGAGATCATGGTCGTGTCGGTGGCCGGCACCCCCACGCAGATAGCGGTTCAGGTAGACTTCACGAGGCCGTAGCATGGCAACCAGCGTCAAGACCATCGAGTACGCTTTCGCGCTCGCCACGGGGACGGTGGCCTCAACCACCGCGCGAGACTTCGCGCAGATCGCGGCGCTGGCCATCCCGGAGACTTCCTCCCGCACGTTTAGGTCTGTAATTTTGGAGGTTTCTTGTCTCGAAGAAGATGCGACAGCGGGCGACCTGACGGCGGTTTTGCTTGGCATCCAACTTGGGGCGGTGGCCCGCAGCGACGCGACGGTCACGCAGACCATCACGAACAGCGGTGAGAACCAGTCGTTCCTGTTTTCGCGCGATGTGACCAGCTATTTCGTTACCAACTACACCGGCACGTCGATGACTTCGGACTGCCGCTTGACGGTGACTGGCCGCAGTACCAACAACGCCACGGCCAAGTTGATCATCACCTACGAGTACGACGACACCAGCACGACCCAGATCAAGACCGTCAAAATTCCGATTGACGGCAATCTCACCAGCCTGAGCACGTCGTTCGCCAACGTCGGGCAGGCCAACCAATGGCCGGTACTCAACACGTTCCTGCCGGAGACTTCCAAGGTCTACCGCAAGATTTGGTTCGAGATAGAGACGAACGAGGCAACCACGGCGGCGTCCGGCACAGACCCGTCACTTGACATGAGGTACGATGGCGTAACCACAGTCAGCGACGGGCTTCATCAGGACGCGGCGGTGTCGGCGCGCTGGTATCGCAGGCTCGACGTGCTGGACAGCCTGGACACCAGCGTCATCCACACCGTCGAGGCAAAGTCGTCTCAGACGGGAATGCTGTTCGGGTCGCTGACCGGCGTGATCTGCGTGACCTATGAGTTCGCGTCGTCTAGCACGGCGATCATCAACTCCGTCCAGCTTCCGCTGCACGAGGAGGAAGGCTTCGCGGGCGGTTCGACTTCGGCCGACCTGAGCCGCATTCGCAAGATCATCAGCATCCAGGAGCCGGGAACCATCGCGCTTGTGCAGTCGGGCGTCATCATGAGCTACATCGACGCGGGCGGTTTCGACATGGACATCAGGGGAGGCTCGCAGGCGGCTCGCGTGTTCACGCACCTGGGCACGGTTCGCGCTGGTGGGGTAACGGCTGGGAGGCGTATGGACGCCGGGTCGGTAGGCGGCGTAGCCGGCATCACAATCGCCAAGGGGTTCAACACGTTCACATTGGATTACTTCAGCGACAGCACGATCAATCTGGAACGCGGTAGCACCATGACCGGCGTGCTGTACCTGAACTATACCAGCGGCAAGGCGAGCACGGGCCTGGGCGCGCACAACCGCACGGTGCGGTACTCCATTGAGGACTATTTCGTCACCAGCGGGTTCAACCAGGTGCGCGAGACGGCTGCGGTCGCACCGATAATTCCCGAAACCAACTTCTGGTCCGACGTGGGCTTCCAGATGATCTTGCTGACCAACAGTACGAGCTTGGCGTCGCTCGGGCTCGAACTGGCCGCCGAGAATCTGTCGGGCGAGGGACCGGAGAACGGCTGGCGGCACCTGTGGGGTGCGACTCGTTCGTCCGACGCCGAGTGCGGCCCGATGGCCATTTACGCCGACGGCAACGGCAAGTTCGACCGCTACACGCAGGACCAGGACACGACGCGGCTGGCGGTCGAGACGGCGCGCAAGTACCGGATGGCCTGCTCGAACAGCAACTCTGGCAACTTCCAGATCCAGATTTGGGTCACGTACCACACCTTGTCGAGTACGCTCAGCGGCAACGTGCGCAACTACACGGGCGACGGGTCCGCCATCAAGGTGGATGCCCACCGGGTCGATACCGGAGAGAAGATCAACACGGTCAACACGAGCGTGGGCGGCGGCTACACGATGAAGTGGTATGACAGCGCCGCGACCAGCGTGTTCGTCCACGCCCAGCAGGACACGACTCACCTCGGTAGAGGGGCCAACGGGACGCCGGTTCAGGACTACAGCTAGGAGGACGCCATGGACATCGTGTTGCGGGACAACGGGGACAACCCCTTCGACATCGACTTCGGGATGTTTCAGGTCGTCATCATGGATAGCGACGAGGACTAGATGAGCGCGCTCCCGAGAACGGTCGTGCAGGACGGCAGCACGTACCACACGTCCAGGTTGATCAACCTCAATCTGGACGTGGACGCCGGCCTGATCGACCTCACCTACGAGTTGACCGGGGACAACGGCACCCCGCCCAAGCGGTACAAGCTGGAGGTGCGGCCCGGCACGGTGGCGAAACAGTGGCTGGATTCGGTCACGGTGGACGTGGTGGCCGATGCGGCGGCCTTGCCCTCAATCCTTGCCGCCCTGGATGCTGGCGGCACCAGCCTGGCCCCTGTACTAGATCCTCATTTCCCGTGAGGCCAACATGAACGTCTTTACCGTAGGCCAAGTCACCAAGCTGACCCTCATGCTGGACGATGGGGCGACGGGCCTGTTTCCGCAGGCCCTGGTCTACCGGAACGGCACCCTGGACGCGACCGTCAACCTGAGCCACCTGGCCAACGGGCGCTACTCCGGCGACTGGACCCCCGCCCAGGTGGTCGATCACGATGTCGTGTTCATCGTCTACAGCGACGCCGGCCACACCACGCTGGCCACCGCCTACACGCGCGAGATGGAGCGGTGGCAGGTGGACTGGGCCCGGCTGGCCCAGAAGATCCTGCGCAACCGGCTGGAACTGGCGGACGGCAGCACCAACAACTGGGTGCTCTACGACGACGACAACACCACCGTGTTGCTGACGTTCTCGGTCGCGGACAAGGTCGGGGGCATCATCACGCAGCCGACCGCGTCACCCTCCAGAAGGACACGCGGCGTATGATCACAACCCTGGGATGGGGTGGTATCGGCGGCTTGGTCAGCGTCTTGGGCTGGGGCAGCACCGGTATGCCTACGGCTCTTGCTGTGACGGTGCCCTGCGTGCCGGCCATCGTGAGTTCCCTTCACCTGACCCCCAGCATCACGGATACTACGTCGGTAGCTCCCAAGATCACGGGCACAGACTCGGGGTGTTGACATGCCGACGATCATCAAACTCAAGATTCAGGTGGACGAACTGGACAACGTCCTTACCCAGTTCGACCGCATCAAGGTCTACCGCAGCACCACCGGCATCGCTGGTCCCTTCACGGAGTTGACGATAGCGGCGACTCGTATTCCGTTGCAGCAGGGCAAGACTCTCTACGAGTTCGACGACATCAACGGCGCGATCACGTACTGGTACAAGACCAGCTACTTCCACAGCACCACGCTGCTGGAATCGAACCAATCCGACGCCCACCTGGGCGACGACCCCTCGACCGCCAACATCATGACGGTCCAGCAACTGAAGGACATCTACCTGTTCGGCGTCAACCTCACCAACGACTTCGGGGAGCCGTTCCCCGACATCATGTTCGAGTGGTCGATCCGCTGGGCCATCGCGCACGTCCAGCGGGAGTTGGACTTGTTGGTGAAGCCCACCCAACTGGTGGAACTGTACGACTACATCCTGGACGAATACCTCCAGTGGACGTTCATCAAGCTGCGGGAGTCCCCCGTCATCAAGGTGGACAGGGTCAGCGTGAAGTGGCCCAGCAACACTGAGGTCATCACCTTCCCCCAGGAGTGGATTCAACTGCGGCCGGACATCGGCCAGATCAACATCGTGCCGACCTCGGGGACCTTGAGCCAGGTCCTGCTTACGGCCGGGGGCAGCTTCCTGCCGCTGGTTGCCAGCGGGCGCGACTTCGTGCCCAACATCATCGAGGTGGACTACACCGCGGGGTTCCCCGACGGGGAGTGCCCCATCGAGATCCGGGACCTCATCGGCAAGTACGCCACCTTCGGGCCGCTGAACGTGGCCGGCGACTTGGTGGCTGGGGCCGCCGTCGCCAGCAAGAGCATCAGCATCGACGGGCTCTCCCAGAGCATCAACACCACGGCCAGCGCCACCAACGCCGGCTACGGTGCCCGCCTGATCCAGTACCTCAAGGAAATCAAAGGGGTGGTGCCGATGCTGCGGCGCTACTACAAGGGCATCAGGTTGCAGGTGGCGTAGATGCGGTTGGGTATTCCGATCTGGCTGCGCGACGCCTTGACCCTGCTGGAAGCCTGGGATCTGTTCGAGGAAGGCATCAAGTCGTCGCGGTCCCCCAAGGAATTGGAGGCCAGCCTGGAAGCGGTCAAGGCCGCCGCCAAGGCAAACTGGAAGCGGCTCGCCCGCGAGGCGCACCCTGACCTGGGTGGCGATCTGGAGCGGATGCAGTCGTTGAACGCGGCCTGGGACGCCGTCCGCGAGGCCGGGGTGAGCGTGCCGGAACCGCCGCCGCAACCGATGCGGCGGCCAACGGGCGGCTTTGTGCAGGTGCGGGTCTACTCCGGTAACGGCTTCACGGTGACCACTACGACCACCAGCGCGGGGGGCTTCTGGTGAGCACCCCGATCTCACCGAAGATCATCACCGGTCTACCTGCCGGGACCAAGGCGCAGCCGCGCGTCGACTTCAAGCCCAGCGAATTTGACGTTGCGATTGTCACCAAGGGCTACCGCATGTACTGGAGTCGCGGCGGCATCTGCCCCTGCGTGAACAACGAACAGACGGAACAGCCCGACCCCGTGTGCCGGCTCTGCCACGGCGACGCCTACTACTACTTCCTGCCGGACCCCGCGGTCCTGGCCGGGGCCACTGCGGACGCCCACGGCAACCCCGTCGTGTTGAATCCGGCCGGCGACGCCATCCTGATCCCGGTCCTGATGACCTCCCTCACCCAGGACGTGCAGGTGTTCGAGAAATTCGGGGAGTGGATCTTCGGGATGGCCCGGGCCACGACACAACCCGGCAACAAGTTGGGCTACCGTGACCGGCTGGTGGCGGTGGACGCGGAGATGACCTGGGCGCAGGTCGTCGAGTACGACGGCTCCGACAAGATCGTGGTCGTGGGGGAGCGCAGCAAGGCCGGTCTCCGGTACGCGATGATCACGGTGAACCAGCTTCGCAGCACCGCCCAGGTGTTCAAGTGTCCCGACGACTTCACGCTGACGACTCAAGGTGAGATCGCCTGGCAGCCCGGCAAGAAGCCCCCCACCGGCACCAGGCTGGCCCTGCACGGGGTCATCCACCCGGCGTGGATCGTGATGGACCACGTCAACGCCTACCGTGATACCTTCCTGGAAGGGGGCGACATATTCGCCCGCAACCAGAAGCGCAAGGAGATGCCGGTACACGCCGTGGTCAAGCTGGATTTCCTGGTCAACTCGCCATGATCATCGTGGACCTACAGGGGCTGATTCCCCAGCAGTTGCTGGCCCTTCTCGGCACGCAATTCATGGACACCGTCCTGGACGATGTCGCGGCCAGCGCCCGGGCCAAGTGGATTCTGCTGGCGCAGCAGCGTCTCGGCTCCAGCAAGCGGGACTACATCGACGGCATCCAGGACGTGGAAGGCAGCGGCAAGGAGCGCAGCATCACCCTGGTCGGGTGGCTGCCCAACGCCGTGGAGCAGGGCATCGACAGCTACGATCTCCGCACGACCCTGCTGGGACCCGGCAAGGGGAAGACCGCCAAGGACGGCCACAAGTACCGGCCCATCCCGTTCCGCCACGGCACTCCCGGCAGCGGTGGCCAGGCCGGAACCCCGATGGGCGCGCGGTTGGGTCCGCAAGGGGGTCAGTCTTTCGCCTACGCGGCGACCGGCATCATGGACAAGGCGCAGGCCGCCAAGCTGGGCAAGGCCATCTACGCGCGAGCCAGAGCGTTGGAGCAGGGCCAGCGACTCGGCACCCGGAAGGGCACCGGCTACGTCCCGATCAGAGAGAGCCGAGACGTGGCCCAGGTCATGCGGGTGCCAAAGTTGGCCCCCTGGCACAAGACCGACATCTTTGCCGGGATGCAGCGTGACACCAAGACCTACGAGCGCGCCACCCAGGCGCAGTACACGACGTTTCGCACCATCAGCGAAGCCAAGCCTGACGGGTGGATTCACCCCGGCATCCAGGCGCGGCACCTCGCCGCCGAGGTCGAGGAGCATGTCCAGGGGCTCGTAGGCAAGGCCGTGCTGGCGGCGGTGCGCGCCGCAGCCGGCCAACTGGGGACGACGCGATGAGCATGGCGGAACGCATCATTTTCGAGGTGGTCGACGCCGGCCTGGACGTGTTCAAGGGGGACCCCAGGAAGTTCGAGCGGTTCCTGATTCGGGAGATCGAACTGGAGCCAGACGAAGCCGCCAAGGGGAGGCTCTACTTTGCCGGCGGCACCAACAGCCAGGGTGAGCCCGTACCGGCCCGTCCCCCTACCCTGGTGCATGGCTACGCCCGCACCGGGGGGCCGTTTCCCGTCTGGGCGATCACCCTGGCGGCGGAGCGGTCGGTGCAGGAGTACCTGAACCAGGACGCCGCGGCCCTGGACGAAGACGGCGAAGTCTACATCGACGAGGACACGGGGGCGGTGCTGGACGCCAAGGCGCGGCGTGTCGAGTACACGTACAACATCCTGGTCATGGCCGACCACCCCGACGTGACGCTGTGGTACTACCACCTACTGAAGCTGATCATCCTGAGTTCGCTGGAAAAGCTGGAAGCGCGCCACCTCGACGATGTCGCCCTCACCGGCAGCGACCTCGTACCAGACCCGAGATACTTGCCCCACGACATGTTCGGACGGACACTCACGGTGACCGTGCAAACCGACGAAACTTGGGCGATAGAACTTGAGGACGGTGGCGGAACCCAGGTGTCAGGTATCGCTGTGAACGATGCCGATGGCCAGACCGCGGGCATCAGCAGCGTCAGCGTCAAAGCCGGTGTGACCCCTGTCGGGAGTTGAGATGGAAGACGATCCCATCGAGGAAGAAGTCGAACCGATGTCGGTGCCGGCCCCCGTTGTGGCAGTGGCAGCCCCCGCGGTACGGCGTAGTCAGCGGCCGGAGCCGCAGGACATCAAGGTGACGGCGGCGCAATACGCGCGCATCAGGCAGTATCGCTGGGAGCGGTCGCGTGGATTCTTGGCGGAGATGCGAGCCAACCACCCGGGTGAGAAAACTCGCCCAGAGTGGGACCAACTCTGGGAAGTGTTCTGGAAACGAACCGTGTAGCAGGGAGAAACGACCATGGCGGCGACATCCATTTTCTTCAACGGTCGGCTGATCAGCATTCCCGGTGCCTACTCCGAGGTCGACGCCTCCGGGTTGGAGTCGCTGGGACTCGGGGCCAGCGGCATCGTGGCCTGTCTCGGCACCGCCATCGGCGGCAAGCCCTACAGCGCGGTGGACGAAGGCGATGTCCGGGGCAACCTCCAGGTAGCGACTCGCC